AGCTGGTGTTCGTAGGGCAGTAGGCGGCGGGTCATTTGTGAAGCCTGAAATAATGGCCGTGATTAGGCGGAAGCGGAGCCAGCACCACGCCGGATCTCTCGCTGATAAACAAAACGTTGCCGTCGTCTAACACTGTACCCATGGCGCCGCCCTTTGTGCCAGGCAGCAATACAACCGCGTGACGCTCAGGACCATCTAGCCGCGTGCCGTTTCGTAGCAGCCATTTCGCCATGATCCGACGCGGAAAGGTGTCGTCGGTATAGCGCTCAAAGTACCAAGCAAAATCTGGTGCGTGATCGTAGTAGCCAAGCCGGCGGCGAACTTCGGCAAACAGTAGGCAGCAATCGACCGTACCTGAACCATCGCCGGGGTAGGCGCCCCATGCACGCTTCAAGCCGATTAAATCGTTCACCGCAAGTACAGCTCACTGTTCAGAGGCAGCGGGCCAACGTTTTCGCGTGTCAAGGTTCGAGCTGGAAAGGCACTGCCCACGCTGTCGATTGCAGATCGGAAACGCAGTTCAACAGTGGTCTCGCTAAAACTGGCACCAATGCCGATGTAGTAATCCGTCAGCGGCGTCAGGATTTGATCGCTGGCATTAAGCCACGCCGTCGTGAACGCCAAGGTGCTCAGGCGGTTGCCGTTGGCTTGCTCCACCAGTCGCAGCACAACCTCTAAGTTCGGAAACAGTACTTGCAGCGTTTCGTTATCGCCGTTCAGCGTGGCAAGCGCACCAGATGCCTGAAACGGAGCAAAGCTGTAGGACTCGCTTAGATATGTACTACTGGCGCCGACAAAATAATTCTGGTAGCGATGAACGACGCCACCAGCAGTTGTCAGCTTGAAATACTGTGCGATGCGGATTTCGCTCATCAGTAATCAAGCTCCCCTGCAAGGCTGATTGTCACAGTGTTACGTCCCACGTAAACCGAACGCACTTCAGGAGGGCTGGTGTATTCCCACTTGATTTGCGTGGGCGATTGGATCTTGCTGGTTAGCGTCGCATCCATTCCAGCAAATGTCTCAGCGGGCAAAGTGAACCGACTGAAACCTCCGGATGTGCCGTTGTAATGGTCGATCAGCTGGGATGCTGCGGTATCGGTGATGTTGGTGAAGGTCAGTTGCAGTTCATAGCCGTAGGCGCGATTGCCAAAGGCTCGTTTGACTGTGGCACCAGACAAAGCGCGATACACCTTTGTAGGGAACTGACCGAGACGGAAGCTCCGTTCTGATGGTTTGATGCCGGGAAATTGAGCAGTCATCAGCGGAGACCCACTCGGCTACGGGTGCCAGGGCTTTGCTGCAGTTTATCTAAGGTCATTGTCATCCCTCGTTTTGCACCGTCACTGGCGGCCTGACGGCGGGTCGCTGCCATGGCTTGCTCTAGTTGATCACGGCTGACGTATTCGACCCCGCCGATGTTGGTCGTCTGGAAGCTCATGTTGAGCACTGGTGCGCCTGCTGCAGCGGAGCTGGAACCCATGGCAGAACGCAAGTCGTTGTTTGACATAACGTTGCCGCCTGTGCTGGGCACAAACAACTCTGGGCCACGCTCACCAACGACATAGGGTTTGCCGCCTGCCACAGAGCCTCCAGCAGCCCTGCCGCCAATGGCAAGACCCGGAATTGGTGTTTTCAACGCTCCGGTGCCAGTCAGGTTTTTGTTTGCCGTACCCAAAGCACTGCCGCCACCGCTTAAAGCATTGAAAATAGTTTGCAAAATAATCAAGGTCATTTGCTTGGCGATAATTTCGGCAGCCATATTGATAAAAGCATCGCCAATACTCTTAAAGGCATCAGCCAACGCCTGTTGAGTTGATTTTGCGCCAGAGATTACATCGCTAAATGCTGTGCTGAAAGCATTGCCAATGGCAGTGGCACCACCAACGATTGCGTCAACTTGAAGCTTGATTGGATTTAGGTCTTCTTTTAGTTTGGCGATTGCATCAGACAATCCACTGGCAACAGTGCCTTCGCCCGCGACACCAAACTCGGTTGCATCAAAAGCGGCTTTGAAAAGTTTTTCTGCTTCTTCTGCTTGTTTTTTCAGCGCTTCGGTTTGCAAATCAATCAGCTCAAGCCGTTGGATTTCTGTATTAAGTTGATTAAGGTTTGTTTGCTGTTCGGCGTTTTTTAGCTCTGAGATCTGCTTAGCGCGGTCTTCAAAATCAAATTGAATTTGCAGGCGCTTGCGTTCAATTTCTGATCCCTCAAACAGCAACGTTGCTTGACGACTAAATTGCGTGCCAAGTTGATCGCCAACTTCCAGCGATCGTTCAAGTTCTTGCCGTAGCTTTTCCGCTTCACGCGCTGCTTTCTCGGCCGCTTTTTCTGCGTCTGATTTACCACCGCGACCTTTGCTGCCACCGGCTGCGGCGCCCAATAAAGGCGGCATAGTAGTAATGCTTGGTGCGGATGGCGTCCTTGCTTGTTGTTGACGCAGTCTGTAATCCGCTCGCTGCTGTTCGATATTTCGCTGACGCATGTCAGCCATCATGCCTTGCTGTGTAAATGGATTAAGCCTCATGGCTCGCACCGCTGCATCAGCATTTCGCGCAAATTGAGCTTCTCGATCCCTTGCGCCGCCAACGTTATTAGCTTCGTCCAATATTCGTTGTATTTCGCTAACAACGGCAGTCGCTTGAGTTAGCGCCCATTGAAAAACTGGCGCCAAAGTTCTACCAATAGTTTGTGCTAATACTTGGATTGAATCCTGCAATGTGCTGAGCCTGCCATTTAGCGTATCGCTCTGAGCGATAGCGCCATTGGCGTATTTACCACCGGCGTCGGTCAGTTTGATAATCGCAGCTTCAACGGCTTGGGCGCTAATCCGTCCTTTTTCAAGTGCCTTTTGAAACTCTTCACCACTTAAACCATATTCCTCACGCAATACCTGCTGCAGGGCAACACCACGTTCTTGGAACTGCAGTAGCTCCTCACCCTGTAGCCTGCCCTTGGCTTGCACTTGCCCGTACGCAGTGACCAAGCCTTGAAGCTCAGCGCCGGTTGCGCCGCTGACATCCGCAAGCCTGCGCGTTGTTTCAACGACCTTATTTGTCTCAACTCCAAACGCTTGCAGTCTCTTGGCCGAATCAATCAGCTCTGAGCTAGTAAAAGGCGTTACAGCGCCAAGCTGCTGCAGATCTTTGATGATCTGTCCGGCCTTTTCCGCGCTACCTGTTAAAACCTGAAGGCTGCGTGTTTGGGTTTCAATTTCAGCCGTGCTGACAAAAACAAACTTGGCTGCCTGAATAAGAGAAAACGCAGCCGCAAGCTTACCTATCGCGCCACCCAGTCCACTTATTGCACGTTCTGTTTGTTGCGACTGCGACTGAACCTCACGCAGTTTGCTAACCGCGTTGCGGCTGTCGACGTTAATGGCAACGTTGGCGACAACCGACACGACTTACCTACGGCTTTGCTTCATTCTACGATCCTGTTCTTCGTTCTGCAGCTCAAAATAACTAGACCATATCAGCAACTCTTCAAGCGTTACCTCTTGGTTTAATCGCACCAAACTATATCCAAGTTCTTTGGCAACTCCAAGCTGCAACAGCAGTAGGTTGTCTCTACTTAGCTCCCTTTTCAGGGCTTTTCATGTCGGTTTCGTCTTCCTCTGGATTGGTAATAATGGCAAGCATCATGGCTTGCAGGTCACTGTCAAGCACATCGTTTTTTAGCTCAGCAATTTCACCAGCTTGAAACAACCGCTGGCCGGCATCGTCGGCTGCTTTGGTTACCAGCAGATTCAACGCAAAACCATTAGGGTCATCGCCACCAGGCATCTTCTGCGCGCGCTCGCGTTCTGCCATGGTCAAAGCCGTGGCATAAAACTCAAACGTAGATCCATCGTTGAGTGTTACAACGCGCTTAATTGGCTGAAGATTGGCCGCTTTTTTGAGTCGTGCCAGTGCAGATGATGCCATGCAATAAATGTGGGTGGCCCCAGCATAAGCGGGGCCGTTCAACTATCAAGCAGAAGTGCTGAAGTCAAAAGTAGGCGCACCGGCTGGGCGGAAAGTGATCTCCACCTGCTGAGCATCATCAGGGTTGATGTTTAGGCTGGCGGTCAGCAGCACTGCATCCATAGCAATGGAGCGGCTGAGAGCTTCGGTACCTTGCTTGTCGGTGTACAGCTTGAAGCCGCAGCCAACTTGCTGGCGCTGCAGCACGTCTTCTACCATCCGATTGGACAGTGCAGCATCCTCGTTGGTCACGTAGATGGTGGCAGTGCCGTTGCCATCAGCGAAACCGGGGATGTAGGCGCGGAAGGGCGCGTACTGGCCAGCCGTTTGGCCGATGGCGGTGACGTCGATCTCAGCGCGGCTGATTTCAAACGACCATGACTGCACTTGGCCAACGGCGGCATAGTCGGCGTAGTACACCTCGAACTCGTTAGGCGCTACTGCCGTGCCGTCGTCGGTGATGGCAAGGATCGTGCCGCCAGCGGCGGTGGAGACGGTCAGCGCGCCAGTGGCGGCTGTGTAGCTGAGCACGTAGTAGGTGGTAGCCGCATCAATCGGAGCCGGCAGCGTACCGGAGCCGGATCCGCCGGTTTGGCTATTGATAACGCGGAACTTGACCGGATCACCTGCTTTGAAGTTCAGGTACGGCTGAACGGTGATGACATCAGTGCTGGCGTTGACGCCAGACTCGGGGAAGTTGCCGTTGGTGCCGGCGGGTTTGTAGTAAAGGGCGCCGGACGTACCGGACAGAACAGTAACAGCCATGTTGTGAACGGTAGTGGCTAGATTCAGTCTAGATAAGCTTCAAACGTAGCAGTTAGCTGGGTTTGAAAGTAAGGCTCAGGCGCAGCTGGCGTTACTTGCGCTGGCCCTGAGGCAGCGTCAAAGATAATGCTTGAAAACTTGGCGCGATCAAACAAATCCTTTAGCCGCTCTGCAATGGTGAAGTTAGCAGCAGTGCCTTGACCTTGCGGCGTAAAGACATTGATCACCAGCGTGCCAGTCTGGCGGTTGAAGCCAACACTACCAGTCGGCAGCAGCGTGGCGTAACTGTTATCGCCAAAGCGGATGAACACCTGCACCCATGGCGTGTTGTTGGGTGGGATGAATGGCACGTTCTGATAGCTGATTGGATACGCAGGCGACAGCGCCATCTGCGTTGCAATGCGGCCTTCAATGGCGGCACGAACGTCGTTGTAGGTGCTGCTCATGATTCCCTCCCGATGCGGTCGGCGTTGACGCGCACAAAGCCTTGGATGTCCTTAGCGATGCCTTGCACCCAACCTGCTGGCGCTTGCTTGCTGCTGCCATTAGCGAGGGACTCTGCATATGGCAGGTTGTTGTGCACGCTGTAGATGTTGCCTAGCTTTTCTTGTTGGTAGCCGATGCGTTCAATTTGCGGTATGCCGCTGTAGGTGCCTGCAGGTTTCTCACCGCCTGGCGCTGCATTCTCCCCTACTTGCCAGCTCACGCGAAAGCGTCCGGTATCGACAGGGCTTGCCTGCTTAAGCCTGCTGTCAGTTTCAAGCACCGCAACCCGCAGCAGCTTCTCCATCTGCTGGCTGGCGTAGTCGCCGATATCAGCAACTCGGATGGTGCGCGCCATTATGCCCTCAGGATCAGCTCGTAGGTGATGGGCTCGTTATCCTGCTCAATCGTACGAACCTGGATCACTTGATTCACCACGCTGCTAATCAGCACTTCATCAGCCGTAGTAGGTGCGCTGGCAACATCAGCAGCGGCAATCAAGAGACGCTTGTCGCCAGCTTGGATCAGATCATTAACCTCGCGCAGGTTGACATCTTCCAACACGCCACGGACTACGGTGTCGGTCGTGGTTTCGCTGACGGTGCCAGTGGTGGTGGTGTAGGCGCCAGTTGTTACGCGGCGGATAGTTGCCTCACCGCCAAACTTTGCCATCAGCTTGCTGGCAACCTTGCGTAGCGGTCCAGCAAGTGCCATCAGAGCTTGTAAGCAACAACTGTACCGCTAGTCAGCGTGATGCTTGTAAAAACGCCTTCAATTTCTGTACTTGCCTTAAAAGGAATGGCAGCCAAAGTGTTGCCAGTCCAATCTTGAGCAGTCAAGCTAGCAATCACCGAATCTTCAAGG